CGGCCGTGGTGTGGCCGCCGCGGCGAACCGGTGGTGTGGGGAGGAGTCAGGAGGCAGGAGACGGGAGACGGCCGGCGAGCGGCCGACACGGCGCGTCCCTTGAACCACAGTAGGTCTTTTTCAGGAGGTTTTCGGACATGGCGACGGTAACGAGAACGAAAAAACGAGCGAAACGCAAACCGGCCAGGCCGCGGCGGCAGATGGCTACGGTGACCAAACTGACCAACGAACACGGCGTGTACATACGCGGCGTGGAGAAGGTGACAATATTCATGCCGAAGCGTGCCAGGGCACACGCAGCAGCGCGACTCATTCGCGATCCGGAACTGCCGGAGGGTGAGCACTGGCGCGCCGGTCACGATTTCGGCCTGGACGGCGTTGGCGTCGGCTCCGGAGGCGCTAGCGCGGCCCCGTCGTGCAGCGGCGCGGGATTCGCCACTCGCGAGGCGGCGCTGCTATTTTTCGCCGACGCCGCGGCGCGGTGGTTTGAGCGGCAGTATGTCGGATCATATAGCACGGCGATTCGCTGGCGTTCCGGCGTCGCGAAAAAGGCCTGCCACGACTTCGCCGATCGGCTGAAACACCAATCGAACGCGAAGAACCGGGCTACGGGTTCCACGGCGAAGAAAGCGGTGGCGAGCCGGGGCACTCCCAAGACCCAGGGCCGCCGCAGCGACCTCGATCCGGTCGAGCCGGGCCCGGCACCGCGCTCGGGATGGAGCGGCGCGGCGGGCGAATTCCGCGCTAGCCTCGCCACACAACTCGGGCGCATCTACAACCTGCCCATCCCGGCTTACGTGGGCGCGTTCTGCGCCGATATGATCGCGCAGCTCGGGTTGAAAAACGAACTCATCAGCAAGGATGAGATTCGCCGGGCGATGGGTTACGTCGAGCAATATCTGCGGCCCGGCAGCGCCAAACTACCAGCGGCCGACGCGGCGGTGCCGGCCAAAGCGGTGCTGGCCCTCGTGCCGGCCACCTCGCCAGAAACGATGTTGACCGCGGCGGAGGAAAACCGCCTGGCCGATTGTGAGGCGAAGATCGCGCAGGCGGCCGAACAGGCAGCGCAATCCTACCAGCAAATGGGCGACGGCCTAGAACCCATCCAGAGCGAGCGGCTGTACCGAAAAACCCATGCGACCTTCGAAGCGTATTGCCAGGAGCGCCTTGGCATTGGCCGACAGCAAGCGTATCGTTTCATCGCGGCGGCGCGGATCAGCCGCCGGCTGGTGTCAATTGGGACAACCGTGCTGCCGCGGACGGAGAGCCAGGTGCGGCCGCTGATGGCCCTGACGGATCCGAAACTCCAGGTGAAGGTCTGGCAACAAGCCACGAAACTCGCGCGGGCCGAAGCAAACGGGAGAGAAGTGCAAAACGTGCCGGCGCGGATTGTCGAGGCAGTCGTGCGCGAACGGATCGGCGAGCCGACGGCGACCAAGACGCGGGCCGCCGATCCGTTTACGCGTGACGAGGCGGGACAGTTCGCCGACGTGGCCGCGGCCAACTCGCCTTCCCCATCGGTGGCCTCGGTGCCCTCTGTGGCTTCGCCTTCGCAGCAGGTCGATCGACAGCTATCGGCCAGCTCGGCCGAGGGAATCGTGCAAAACGTGCTGGAGCCCCGCACATTTCAGGTCTGGATGAGCCAGGTTAGCCAACTCCTCTCACAAATTCAGCACATGGGATATTTTGGCGCTTATGGGCCGCAATGTCGCACCCACCTGGCCGCCATCCTCCGCGAGCAGGTCGACGGCCTGGAGGCCGCGAACGAGTCCGCGGCCCTGACCGCCGACATGAAGTCCCTCGGCGTAACGGCGCGGAGGCGGCCGCGATGAGCAACATCCGGACGAAACGAACCGCGCGGGCTATCGCCTTTCTGGTGATCTCCGAATTAGTGCGAGACTACGGACGCGGCGACGAAGAGGTCCAGCACGCTTGGCGGGTGCTCTGCGAGACGGAGGAAGCCTTCCACGGCACGCGGCCGCCGGCCGAAGCTGAGGCCGTGGCCGGAACATTTGTCGACGGAGGTAAACCAGGATGACGATCCAGGAACTTTGCCTGCGCGACTATCCGGCGCTGAAAGTCCTCTGGAGCGGCGCGCTGCCCGACGTGGGCAAGGCGCTGATCGTCGAAGATCCTGGAACCGGACGCTGCTACACTTATCCGGGTCTGAAGGCCTGGCGGCAGCCGCTGCCCGGTGCGACGCCACCGAAGGCGAAGAAAAAGGAAAAACTCGTGCAGCGGGAGATGTTCGCATGAGCGGAAGAATTCTGGCCATCGACGCCACCAACTGGATCCACACGCTCTGGCACGCGCAGCCCGGCCGCGACGTGATCGATCGAGCCGTCGCACGGATGATGGTGTTGGCCGAGGGCCTGGAACCGGGCCACCTGGTGGCCTGCTTCGATCGACGGTCCTTTCGCCACGATCTCTTACCAACCTACAAGGCGGGCAGAAGCGAAAAACCGGCCGAATTGCTGGAAGTACTCGATGCGGCGCCGGAGGCGTTCGCCCTCCGATGCACCGTGGCGATCGAGGACGGTTTTGAGGCGGACGACCAGTTGGCCACCATCACCGCGATCGGCTTGGCGACCGACCGCCAGGTCGTCTTGGCCTCGCCCGACAAGGACATCCGCCAGTGCCTGGTCTCCGGACGCGTTTCGATCCTCCGCGGCTTCACCGTCGAACATGGCAAGCTCAAGCGGCCGGAATGGCTCACGGCCAAGGGGGTCGAGGAGAAGTACGGCGTGCGGCCGGAGCAGTGGACTGATTTTCAGGCCCTGACCGGAGACGCGGGAGACGGCATTGAGGGCTGCCCGGGTTTCGGGCCGGTGAACGCCCAAAAGGTGCTTTCCGCGGCCGGCACGCTGGATCGCGTCTTCACACACATTTTGGGTTTGCCCATCACGCCGCGGCTGCGGACCAGCCTCTTGAACTGGCAGCCGCTGGCTCGCGACGTGCTGCGGCTGGTGACGCTGCGGACCGACTGCCAGGCGGCCGCGGACGCATTGCGGTGATTTTGCGCAGCCCCGCGGCGCAAGCCGCTCTCCCGCAACGCTTTGCGCGCAAAAGCCCACGTGGGCTTCTTCTTTTCGGTTTCGTGCGCAGGTGATTTATGAGGCTTTGAGTCACAGACTCATAGCTACGCCGCCCGCAGCTTCTCCAGTCGCTGCTCGAGCACGGCCAGGGCCTGGGCGGCCTCGGGCTCGCCCAGGCGACTGAGCACGCGCAGGAGCTTCTTCAGCGACTTGGGCGGCGTCTTGCTCGCGGCGATGTGCGGCGGCCGGATGCGGGCCACCTCGGCCGCCACGGCCGCGATCGTGGGCCGCCCAGCGAGGATCCGTCCCCAAAGAAGCAGCGCCTCGTCGTGGCACTGCGCGCGGATGGTCCACTTCTCCGTTCGCGGATCGCGGCGGCAGAGCGGAATCAAGGTGCGAAGGATCGAGGTCCCAACCATCTCGGCGGGATGCTCCTGGCCGGCCTGGCCTATTTTCTGGTCGGCGGAGAAAAGTCGCCCGACCCAGTAACAGCCGATGTAGCGGTGAATCTTGAGTCGTTCGCCGCGGAAGCCGTCCGCGGCCAAGCGGGTTTTCAGCTCTGCCAGGGCCGCCGGTCGGTCGACCGCCGCCTTCAGCCAGCGATAGGCGAGCAGCCCGAGATAAACGGTGCTGTGACCGCTGCGGCGATCGGCGAGCCGCCACTGCCGCAGCAAAAGGTCGAGGCTGAGCGGCGAGGACGTCTTCGGGCTTGGCGCGGACAGCGTTTGCGCCGCCGCCGCCGTCTTCGCCGGTGCAGCCATCGCCATCGCGTGGCGGGCCTGGCGGCAGAGTTCGCCGGTGCCCGGGGCGCGGTAGCTGCCGGCGCCCTTCGCATAGGGCACGCCGCCGGCGGGAAGCTGATCGATCGTGGTCCAGGTCCGTACGGGCTCATCGGGGAACGGCGCCAAGGGGCCGACCGGCGCGGGGGATGCGGCCGCGCCGGCCGGCTGGCACGCGGAGGGAGACGGATGGTACCCGGTGGACGTCGCGGGGCCGTCTTGCAAAGCCCCGGACCCGAAAGCAATCGCGGCCATCCTCATCCCTCCCGATCAGACTGGGCCGGCCGCCGTCGTTTCCCCCGACCGTTGCAGCTGCCGGCCACGACCCAGGGAAAAGAATCGGCAGGACAAGGAGTCAGGATTCAGGAGTCAGGAGTCAGGAGGAATAAGGCGCGCAGGCGGCAAACGTCTGTCTCCTGACGCCTGTCTCCTGACTCCTTGTCCTGCTGCTCGCAACGCCTGTAGCGGATGTGCGGCGCGGCGGCCGTTCGCTCGTGGCGAAAGTGCAACGAAATGAGGCATTTTTTCCGCGTGGCGATTTGACAACGCCTGCGCATCGCGTAGAGTTTCACAACTAGGAAATCTTTCCCGCCTCTGCCGGTTCTCCGGTACTCCGACTCTCTCCTGACGGCCGCCGCCATCCGCCCCCGATCCGCCGCGGCCGAAACGTGCCCGGGCCTGCGTCGCGCGGGCCGGAACTCCGGTCCGCGCGATCTCTTCTCTTTGACTCACCACGAGAATATCAAAATGCGTGCCGCTGAAGTCCGCCGCTTGTTCGACCGCTACAATCGCAATAATGCCGCCTGCAAGGCGCTCTATCAGGCCAACGATGCGATCGAGTCCCAGTTGATCGCCGCCTGCCAGGCGAGTGCCGATGGCCAGGCCGCCATCAGCACGACCGACGCGATCGCGTTGAAGGACGCCTACATGAAAAATGGCACGTTCTCGAACGTGGCCTTCAAGGCGGCCGCCTCGCGGCGGTTCTCCTTCGAGCGCGTGGCCCGCGCCGCCAAGCCGCGTAGCAAGCGACCATACAAGAGCCGCTGTGATCATGGCCCGCGCCGCGGCGATGCGGTAGACGTCGACGCCACCAATCCCACTCCGCTTCCCGCCGCCGCCTTCGACGCGGCCCACACGAATCAGCCGGCTTAATTAACGCTGAGCAGTCCGCCGCTGCCTGCAGCCCGACAGTACGTCACGACCGGGCGCTATCGACGACGCGGAAAAAGACGCTTCGCGGGCGCCTTCGCCGGCCCCTTTTTCTCTTCCCGAGTGCATTCATGATCGCCTTCCGCCGCCTCGCTTATGCCGACCACGAAGCCGAGATGCTTCCCGGTGATCTGCTGCTTTACCGCGCCACCGCGGCCGACGGCCTGGTGGACGTCGAGATCGCCCGCTTCGGCCGCTCGCCGTGGTGCCACGCTGCGATGGTGGCATCCGATCCAATGAACCCGCGCCGCCTGCTGCTGCTGGAGATGATCCAGTTCCACGGCGGCCGCTGCCGCTCGTTGCTGGAAGCGGTGCGGGAGAATCCTGGCCACTGGGACCATTTCCGCGCCAATCGCGCCTACCGCTGGCACTTCAACCGCGGCGCGGCCGTGGCGCGAATGCAAAAATTCGTCGGCCGTCCCTATGGCTGGCACGATCTGCTCCGCGACGCGGCCCTGCACCTGCCCCTGGTACGAGCCTTCACGCCGGCGCAAGTCGCCGACACGGAAACGTATGGACATACGCCGTACTGCTCCGAAGCCGTCGATATCGCCACGCGTGCCGGCGGGGTGGATCCGGTGCCGTTTCTGCCCGGGGAATTGACCGAGCCGGGCGACCTGGCCCGCAGCCTTTTTTTTGAATATCAAGGAACCCTCGTGCCATGAAAACGCGCGAAAACGCCAGCAGCGTCCGCGAGCGATGCGGCCGAGTTTCGGCCGCAATGATCGCCGCTTGCCTGGCAGCGGTTATTCTGGCCGGCTGCGACGACGAGCAAAAGCTCTCGCCGGCGACTTCTTTCACCTGCGCCCAGCAGCACGGCAATTACGTCAGTCCCGCGGGCGCGGGATCGTGCCTGTTCTGTGCCGTGGAAGACGTGCTGGCCTACAACGGTTTGCAGGCCGAAGCCGCCTACTGGCGCGCGCACTTTTCCGGGCCGGCGCTGCTCGACCCGCAACAGCGCTCGCGGCCGATCGCCGCCATCAATGAGTTGGCTGATCGCCGGGGCCTCCCCTACGAATTCACCGTCGCCGGCGATGCGGCATTTCTGGACCGGTGTTCCGACAACGGCCGTCCCGCGGCCATCTATTGGCGCATCAACCAGCCGCGCGACCATGCCGTCACGTTCCTGGGATTCGCCGATCGTCGCGCTTTCTGGATAGACAATAACACGCCCGGCGTCAACAGTCTGCCGCGCGGGGAGTTTTTGCACATCTGGCGCGGGTGCGGCGGCGGCGCCTGGACCGTCGTCACCGCGTCGCCGGCCTGGTGGACTTGGGAATAAAGACTTACCCCGATTTTCTCGCAAGGAGATCCATCGTGACCAACGCCTCTGTCCGCGTGCTTCTCGTCCTGGCCTTCACGGCCTGTCTGTATTTCGCCATCAGTAGCGCCACCGCGGCCGCGGCGGTGGCTGCCGATCCGCCGCCTGCTTGGCAGTGCGCGGGCCTCTTCCATCACGGCGACTGCGCCGACGGCCATTGCAAAGGGCCGTTTTGCCACCGCGCCGCGGAACCGGTCGACGTGAAGGTCAACATCACCGAGACCGCGCCCGTCGAGCCGGCGGCCAAGCGCGAAGCGGCCGCCAGCGAGCCGAAGACGTTTTGGCTGTTGCTCGCCGCACTGAGCGCCGCAACGGTCCTGTTGGCCGCCGCGTGGCAGTTTCGCCAGCGCGTGCAGTCGGCCGCCTGATCGCCATCCATCCACACCCGCCACCATTCAGCCTGAAGGAAAAAGTCCATGCTCGGTCCTAAAGAAGTCGTGATCCTGTTCCTGGCCGTCATCGCCGTCGCCGCCTGCGTGCGACTCGCCTTTCGCGCCGAGGACGTGCTTATCAAGGCCCGCAAAGAGTTGATCGCGCTGAGCAGCCTGCTGACGCGCGACGGCCTGCCGCACCTGGCGACGATTTGCTCTTCGCTGGCCGTCGGCGATCTTGCCGAGGTCGTCAAAACGGTGCGTTATCTGGTCGTGAAAATGGAGACGCCGGAATCCGCGTCGTCGCTGCTGGATACGTGCTTCAGCAATCAGCTCACCGCGCGGCTGGCCGATGCCACCGAAGCGCCGGATATCCTCAAGCAGATTGCCGCGCTGGGTGCGAGCACTCCGGCACTGCTGAAGGCCGCCGGCCTGGCCATCGTGGCCGTCGCCTGATCGAGGAAGGACCTCCGCGCGGGGCACTGCCGTTCCAGCAGTGCCCCGCCTCTTTCGTTCCATGAGGCTCCCATGGTTGCTTATCTGTTTGGCCTGGCTGTGGTGCCGATCGCCGCCGCGGTGGCCTACCAAGCCGGCTACAAGCATGGCGTGCGCCGCAATCGTCGCCGCCGTGCCCGGCTCCTCAAGGACGTCCGTGAACTGGCGACCGCGGCGATCGCGGAGATCGGACCAGAGCTGAGGTTGCTGGCCAAGGACCTGCTCGCGCATCTCGCGCGACCCGCTGATGAGGTGAAATCGTGACGTCCGAGTGCGTAACCACGGAGCGTTGTGCCGAGAACCGCAAGGCCGCATTGTGGCGGGCGCTCGCACTCGCGGTGACGATCATTGGCGGACTTGTCAGCATGATCGGCTGGGGTGTGGGCAAGGCATACGACGCGGAGACTGCCACGGTCGAACTGCGGGTGAAGGCCGAGGCCCGCGCCGCCGGTGACAAGCAGTTTCAGGAGCGCGTCCTCGATGCGCTGGCACAGCTACGCGGCGACGTGTTGCGACTGCGTAGCGTAACCAAGCCTGCGGCAGCGCCGTCCATAGCCGCGGATTCCGCGGCTCTCTAGGCGTTGGGACCCTCTTTTCCTAATGCCGGTCGTTACGACCCCACCCCCCCTATCTGGGTCCTCCCGGCCAGGGTCGCAACGGACGGTTTGGGTATCAGACTCCCTCCTCGGTAATGTTTTCCCCGCGGCCCTGACGGCCGCCAGGTGCCCGAATGCCCTATGCCGATATCGATGAGGCCCGCGAGAACAGCCGCGAGGCTCGACGCGAGAAGACGGCCGCCGCACAGGACATCGCCGGCCGTCTGGAATCCATTGCGAACAAACGCCGCCGCGCCCGCGCGGAGAAAAGCTTCGCCTATTTCGCGAAGACCTATTTCCCCGAGCGTTTCGACAAGCCTTGGTCCGACGATCATTTCCGCGTCATTGCCCTGATCGAACAGGCCGTGCTCGCCGGCGGCAAGCTCGAAGTGGCGATGCCCAGAGGGAGTGGGAAAACGACCCTGATCGAAGTCGCCTGCATCTGGGCGATCCTGCTCGGCGCGCGATCGTTCATTGCCCTGATCGGCAGCGACAAGCAGGCCGCGGTCGAGATGCTCGACAGCATCAAGGCCGAACTCTCGACCAACGAGCTACTGGCGTCAGACTTTCCCCGCGAGGTTGGACCGTTCGCGCTACTGGAAGGGGAGGCCCGACGCGCCAACGGCCAGCGTTTCGAGGGCAAACGCACGCTGATCAAGTGGACGGCAGACACGATCGTCTTTGGCACGTTGCCGGAGTCGAAGGCCTCCGGCGCCATCCTCCGCGTCGCCGGCATCACCGGTCGCGTCCGCGGCATGAAGTTCACCAGGCCAGACGGCCGCGTTGCCCGCCCGGATCTCTGCGTTGTCGACGACCCGCAGACGGACGACTCGGCGCGGAGTGCATCGCAGACCGATTTTCGCGAGAACGTCTTGACGAAGTCGATACGCGGTCTGGCCGGCCCGGGCAAGCGGATCGCGATCCTGATGCCGGTGACCGTCATCCGACGCGGCGATCTGGCCGAGCGATTCTTCGATCGCCGCCGCCATCCGGAGTGGGAAGGCGTCCGCCTCAAGGCGCTGCACAGTTTCCCGAGCAACCTGAAGCTCTGGGAAGAGTACGCGCGCATCTACCGCAATGCCCGTGAGCGCGGCGCCGACGCGAAGGAGGCGACCAGCTTCTACCGCCGCAACCGCGCCGCCATGGACGCCGGTGCCGAACCATCCTGGCGCGAGCGATTCGAGGCCCCGCAGGAAATCAGCGCCATCCAGAACGCGATGAACCTCTTCCTGTTCAATCGCGCAAGCTTCTTCAGCGAACACCAGAACGAGCCCGAGCCCGATATCATCCAGTCCGCTGGCCGCATCACCGCCGAAGCGGTCCTGGCCAAGCTCAACGGCCGCCCGCGCGGCGAGGTGCCGGCAAACTGCCAGTGGATCACCGGTCACGTCGACGTGCATGACGAGATCCTCTACTTCCAGATATTGGCGATCGAGGCCGGATTCACCCCGTACACGATCGATTACGGCTACTGGCCCGAGCAGCCCGAGCGTTATTTTTCCCAGGAAAACCCGCCCATCGGCCTCTCCCGCGTCTATCCCGGCCTTACCAAGGAAGGGGCGATCTACGCCGGATTGTCCGAATTGTTGGTAAAACGGCTCATGCCGCGGCGGTATCCGCGCGAGGCTGGCGGCGAGCAGTCGATCGACCTGCTGCTGGTCGACGCCGGCTACAAACCGGACGAGGTGGCCAAGGTCATCCGTGCCGCCGGACAGGGCAATCGCCTCATGCCCAGCCGCGGCTTTGGTATCGGACCGGCCAAAAAACCCTTCACCGAATACCGGCAAGAACCTGGCCAAATCTTAGGAAAACATTGGCGGAAGGCGGTCATCAAATCGACCGGCATGCTGACGCTGGAGATCGACACCAACCGTTGGAAGTCCTTCACCCGCGACCGCATCCTGCAGGCCGCCGGCGGCGCCGGCCCCTGGACGCTGTTCGGCCGCGATCCGCGCGACCATCAGCTTTTGGCCGACCACCTGGCCGCCGAGGTGCCGATCGCCGTCAGTGGCCCCTACGGCGCCTTGGATCAATGGACGATGCCGGCCAACCATCCCGACCAGCATCTTTTCGACAACCTCGTCAGCGCCATGTGCGCGGCCAACGCCACGCCCGGCGGCGCCAAGCTGGCCGAGTGGCAGCGCGGCAAAACCACCCCGAACGACAAACCTGCAAGCAAGAAAAAGGCGGTGCATTACCTATGAGAGTCTATAGTGAAACCGGCTGCGAACCTGACTATCTCGAACCGCGGCCGCTGGAGTATCAGGTTTCGATACTGGCGCTGTTCCACACGCCGGAAGGGCCGCTCGGCCGCTGTTTCGTCTCCGGACCCTTTGCCGTTCGCAGCCTGGCCGACGATGTGGCCGCCACCTTCGCCGCCAAGCCGGGGATCATGTTTGCCACCATCGAGGCGGTGCCGCCGCTCGCCTAAGATGAGCAACTCGCAACAGAAACGCAACGCGGAACTGCACCGCGAGATCGATGGCCTCCGCGCCCGGCTGCGTGCCCGAGAGATTCAGCTCGACGAATCGCTGGGGGACAATATTCGCCTCGCCGCCCGCGTCAAGTTCCTCAATAAACAGGTGGACTCGCTTAACGGCATCGTCCCGTTCTATCCCTGTGGCTTTTAAGAAAGGACTCCAATGAAAAACCGTCCCAAAGCCCGCATCCGCGTCAGTGGCCACGGCCACGACGCCACCTTCGTTGCCCGCACCGTCGGCAACGCTGTCTTCCAGTTTCGCCGTCGCTTCTCGAGCGCTCGCTGGCCGATCACCTTGAGAACGGATGCCGAGAGCGGCGGATGGCTTGGCATCTCGATCGAGGTTAAGTCCTTGGCCGCCTGATTCGCCCCTTTGTGGAAAGGAACCCCATGGCCCGTAAACGCCCTGAATTGATCGCGGAACCAACCGCCGTCCTCCCTTCCAATGCGGAGCCGCTTGCCGTCTCGGCCGACACCGGCGCCCAAAGCGATAGCCGCGGCGCTGACGCGCGTGGTCCCGGCCGTCCTCGCGGCGCCAAGACGCTGCCGCGGCTGGAGACGGTCACGCTGCCGCCCAGTTGCCCGGCCTGCGGCTCGACGCGGCGGAAGCCCTACCGCGACGGCGTGGCCGACGATCTGCCGCTGTGCGGCGAGATCAAGGGCTTTCGCTACAATCGCGTCATCTGGCGCCGCACCACCTGCGCCGACTGCGGCCAGGCCCTCACCGTGCGCGAGTACCGCTTTGAGCCGCCGCAAGAAGAGGTTAGCCACGGATGAACACGGATACGACACGGATGAATTTTGGCGAGGCGGTGCGGGCCATTTTCGGCAAGCGGCTGCCGCGGCCGCCGATCCGGCCGCCGGCGGGTAGGGTGGGTCCAGCGAAGCGCAGCCCCACCGGAATCGCCAAGACGGCCTTGGCTTTTAAGTCTTAGGATGTCCGAAAATGTCGCCAATTGGCGACAACGAGGAATTAACCGGTTCTACCGGTTTCCCCGCAAAACAGCGTGTTAGACTTTACTTTCTGGCCGACGGCGCGCTGCACCGCACGCGCGAAACCGCCAGCGTCCGGCGGTGATCTCTCGGCCGTGTTCTGACACGGCAGTCGCAGTTCTCTTAATCCGTGCCCATCGGTGTCCATCCGTGGCTAACTGTCTTCCCGGCCATCCGCCGCGCGATCGCGAGTCCCTGCAGCCCCTGGATCAGCAGATCTGCGATCTGGAGAGCCTGCTGGCCAGCGGCGCTGAATCCGTCACCGTCGATGGCGTCACGACGCGCTTCAATCTGGCGATGGCCCGCCAGCGGCTCCGCGAACTCTGCCGCCAGCGCGACCGCAAGCGCAACCCGTTTTTGACTATCCGCCAAGCCGGCGGCTACGACGGCTATTGAGTAGGGTGGGTCCAGCGAGGCGCAGCCCCACCATGAATTGCCACAGCGGCAACGCCCGAACCAACGCGTCGCAAGCATGCTCAACGTCGATGATCTCATCTGCCGTTTCGACACCCTGGGTGCCACTGGCTCTGCCAGTGCTTCCCGGACCGGCCGCTTCGGCTATGATGCCACCGAGGACAAAGGCCGCCGCAAGAGTCCCACGCCCCTGCTGCGCTCGGAAGACGACGAACTGCCGCTCTACCGCCGCCAGCAGGTCATCACCCTCGGCCGCGATATCCGCCGAAACTTCTCCATCGCCGCCTGGGCGATCCGAAAACACCTCGATTACGTGGCCCGCTTCCGCTTCCACGCCGCCACCGGCGACGCGAAGATCGACAAGCGGCTGGACGAGCTGATGGAGTGGCGGAGCAAGCCCTGGAACTTCGACAGCGCCCGCCGCCACAGCCGCCGCAAGTACGTCCGCCTGGTCGAGGCCAGCCGCACGGTCGACGGCGACATCCTGCTGGTCAAGCAGGCCAACGGCCGCCTGCAGGCAATCGAGGCCGATCGCGTCCGCACGCCGCAGAGCCTCGGCAGCGGCGGATCGCCGCTGTCCGCTGGCATTCTCCGCAAGATGAAGTTCGGCGTGGTTACCGACGACTCCGGCGCGTCGCAGGCCTACGCCGTCAACCGCCGCGGCCCGCAATACCGCGTCGGCCCGGACCTGATCACCGCGCCGAACTCCTTCACCTTCGAGCGGCTGGTACCGGCGCGGAACTGTTTCCATGTTGGCTACTTCGACCGCTTCGACCAGACCCGCGGCATCTCGCCGGTTTGCGCGGCCCTGAATGATTTCCGCGACATCTATGAGGGAATCGACCTGGCCAAAGCGCAGGCCAAGGTGGCGCAACTGTTCGCCCTGGCCCTGAAGCGCAACAGCGTCAAGGCCCTTGAGGCACACAACGAGAGCGATGGGCCTTCGGATTACGCCGCGCAGATCGACTTCAACCGCGGCCCGGTGCTGATGGAGCTGGACCCCGGCGACGAAGCCGCCTTCCTCCATAGCAATAACCCGTCTGCCAACTGGCAGGCGTTCATGCAACTGGTCATCGCGGCGGCCCTGAAGTCGCTCGATATTCCGTTCTCGTTCTACGACGAGAGCCATACCAATTACAGCGGAAGCCGCGGCGCCTGGCTGATGTATGACCAGTCGGCCGACGACAAGCGCGCCGATCTGCGCGAGTGGCTCGACCAGTGGGCCACCTGGTCTTTTGGACTTCTGATCTACCAGGGTGTTTTGGAGCTCCCGTCCGGCTTTGGTCCGCAGCGCCTGAAGTGGGACTGGATCGCGAGAAAGGTGCCCTGGATCGATCCGCTGAAGGAGATCCAGGCCAGCAGGGCAGAGGTCGATGCCGGCTTCAACAGCACGCCTGGTGTGGCCGAGTCGCTCGGCCTGGACGCCTACGAGCTGGCCGACCAGCAGGCCGCCTACCTGAAATACCGCGAGTCGATCGGCCTGCCGCCGCCCAACACGCTGCCGCCGGTACCGGTGCAGTACGATCCGGCCGACCGCTGAGAAGCTTAGCCACGGATGAACACGGATAAGGCACGGACGAAGAAAGTAGGGTGGGTCCAGCGCAGCGCAGCCCCACCATGAAAACCGAACCGGCTTCCCTCCTGCGAACCTCCGCACCCTCTGCGGTAAAAATCATGTCCAAGCCAGCCCTCAAATCCGTCCCCGCCGCCGCGTTGCGTTTCACCGGCCAGGTCCGCTTCGGCCAGTTTTCCGCCGCCGCGGATCCAGCCAAGCCCGCCGAGCCGGTGCCGTTCGATCTCTGCCTGCTCTCCGGCCAGGTCATCGACCATCCCTATTGGGGACCGTGCCTGCACGACGTCGCCGGCATGTCGGCGCACAAGGACACCTTCCCGCTGGATTATTGCCACGACTCCGGCGAGCTGATCGGCGACTTTTCCGCGATCGATACCAGTTCCGGCGGCCTGCAGGCCAAGGGTCGCATCGTGCCCTTCAAGCCCGACGACCGCGCCAGCGAGGTCCTGCACCGCGCCGCGGCCGGCACACCCTACGAGGCCTCCGTGCAATTCGATCCCTGCAACTGCGTCGTCGAGCAGCTCGACGACGGCCAGCAGGCCACCGTCAACGGCCAGGCCGTGCAGGGTCCCTTGACCATCTTCCGGCAGTGGGAACTCCGCGGCGGCGCACTCTGCCCGCAAGGCCGCGACAAGTACGCCCACGCCTCTTTCAGCGCCGGCGACGCCGGCGACGCCACCTTCACCATCCGCACTCTGGAGCATTCTCCCATGGTCGAATCCGCCACCCCCACGGCCGCATCCGAAACCGTCTCCGCCCCCGCCGGATTTTGGTCCGCGTTGGCCGCGATGCTTTCCCTCCGTCCGAAAAACGACGCCATCGTGATCGAGGCACCGTCGGCGTCCCCGCCAGTTCCGGCGGTAGCGGCTTCCGCCACGGTTCCGGCAGCCGCTGGCACGCTGGCCGCGGGTGCCACTGCTGGCTTGCCCAGCAGTGTTCTGACGCGTGCCGAAGAGGCCAAGCAATTCACCACGACCTTCGGCGAGACCCAGGGCGCGCTGTACTTTGCCCAGGGTCTGACCATGGCCGAGTCCCAGACGCGTTTCGCCGCTGCACTCCGTGAAGAGAACGAACAGCTCAAGAAGCGTCTGGGCGGCGCGGCCCTGGCCGGCGCCACCACTACGCCCGCCGGCACGCTGAGCCTGGGCGAGGAAAAGCCGCTCTCCAGCGAAGTCGCCGGCGAAGATTCTTCCAATCCCGCGGCCACCGCACTGCAAGCGAGATTCGGCAAAGGTCTCGGCGCGTTCATGGCCGGCTGCTGCCCGCCGAAGAAGTGATTTGTCCCCCGCCAACTAAAACCACCCGCTCCTCGAAAGGATCTCTCCCATGCCCAATGCACTTGGCCAGCCGACGTTGCTCGACATCGCCACCATCAACGGCTGCGACGCCACCCGCGGCCTGGTCGAAGAAGTCGTCCGCGTCTCGCCCGAGCTGGACAACGGCTTCGCCGACACCATCCCCGGCATCCACTTCCGCCAACAGGTTCGGACCGCCTACGGACGGGTCGGTTTCCGCGCCGCCAATGAAGGCACGCCGCGCTTCGCCAGCCAGTACGAGAACCGCCTCTTCGAGTGTTTCATCCTCAACCCAATCTGGCAGCCGGACAAGGCGGTTGCCGACGCCTACGAGCGCGGCGCGCAGGCCTTCATCGCCATGGAAGGCATCGGCATGACCGAGGCCTCCATGATCAACCTGTCGAGCCAGTTCTACTACGGCATCGACAACGATCCCAAGGGTTTCCCCGGCGTGCAGGCCTGCGTCGACCCGTCGATGGTCATCGACGCCGGCGCCTCCGGCGCCACCAAAACCAGTTCGATCTGGGCCGTCCGCTGGGGCGTCCGCGATTGCGGATGGCTTTGGGGCCTGAACGGCATGCTGAACTTGAGCGCCGTGAAAGAGGTCGTCGCATACGATGGCCCCGGCAATCCCTACCCGGCCTACTACCAGGACATCCTGGCGCGGCCCGGGCTGTGCGTGGCCAGCAAGTGGAGCGTGGCGCGGATCAAGAACATCAGCGTGGACCCCGGCGACACCACGCACCGCGCCAACGACAAGCTCTTGGGGCAGCTCAAGACGCTGTTCCCGGATCCCCGCCAGCCGCACATGTACTTCATGACGAAGGAAGTGCGCGAGCAGATCCGCGAGTCGCGGACGGCGACCAACCCGACCGGCCAGCCGGCGCCCACGCCCACGGATTTCGAGGGCGTGCCCCTGTACGCCACCTCCGGCATCAGCAACACGGAAGCCGTGAGCTGAGCGAAGCGCGGACAAGCGGCCACGGATGAACACCGATAAGACACGGATTAAGAAGCAGGGTGGGACAAGCGAAGCGCAGGCCCACTACGATCGACCATCACACGGGTTCCATGGCGACCGGCTGCGGCTCTCGCCATGGACCCCGTACCTGAGAACCTTACCGCCCTCCAACCACGAAAGATACAAAGCTCATGGATAACATCGCTGGCCGCTACGGCCTCCAAGACGCGTCGTTGAACAACAGCATCGCCCTGCCGGCTGCCCCTGGCACGGTGACCTCGGCCGTGCTCGACACCGGCACGCTGACCGGCCTGTCGGCGCAACTGGCCGAGTGCGAGGCCTTGCTCAGCGCCCCGGTGCTGACGACCGCGCAACTGCCCGATGGCAAGACGGCCACCTATTCGGTCATGGGCGGTGCCACGGCCGACGCCCTGACGTCGCTGGTCGGCTCGGCCATCGTGCAGACCGGTGCCGGCGGTGCCGGCGCCGCCGCGGCCACCTACCGCTTCAAGCTGCCCAGCAACTGCCCGCGCTACCTGGCCGTCCAGGTCGTGACCGGCGCCCTGGCCGGCGACTGCCACCTGGCCAGCGCCGCGCTGCAACTGCTGTTCTGAAAAAGAAGCAAGGAGTCAGGAGTCAGGAGTAAGAATCTCCTGACTCCCGGCTCCGCGCCCATGTTCCGCCTGCTCGGCCGACAACGCCACAAACGGCGATTCTTTCGCCGTCGCATGATCCGTGTCGAATCCGTGTCCATCCGTGGCTGACTCTTCATGTCCCGCCTGCTCGCCCTTGCCATCGCCGCCTCCGGCCGCGCCTCCGCGCGACTGCAAGGCGGCGCCGTCGAAGTCGAGTGGCAGGGCCAGGTCTGCCTGATCGAGCATTGCACCTTTGGCACGGCCCTGGAGCAAGCCAGCGACAACGGCATGAGCGGCACGGTCCGCGTCGAATTTTCCGACCGCGACTTTTTATTTCCCGCGGCCGATCTGGTGTTCGACGGCGTGCAAACCGAGCCCCAGGACCGCATGCGGTTTCGCCCGCTGGGCCCAGACCGCCGCCCGATCGCTGGCGAGGAATACGAGGCGCTGCCCATGCCGGGGACCAGGTGCTACCGGTCCTGCGATCCGCAGGGTCTCAGACTGCGCGTTCACACGAAGAAAGTCCGGCTCTAGAAAGATAGGTCTTATAGGAGCTATAAGACCTATATTCCCACTGCCAACCAACCATGCCTGATACCCTCCTTTCCGCTGCCGATGCCCTGGTCGCCGCCCTGGCCGCCGCGTTCCCGACCTGGGAGATCTGCGGCAATCGCTACGCGGTCACCTGCCAATGGTCAGCCGACGTGAATATCGAGCTGACCAGCGCTCAGCTCGCCGCGCCGCTGGTGTGGGTGCTGGACGCTGCGGACGACTGCCAGAGCGATCGCGGCGAGTGCCACGAGGATTTTGATCTTCTCGTGATAGTTCAGATGGGCAAGCCGGCCAACATCGACGAGGAACAGATGGCGCGCGACCTAAGCGGCCTGTCCGCCGCGGTCCGCGACTTCCTCAAGAGCCGCGACGCCGCTTTGGAGCTGGATGTCGGTGACGGCGACGCGATGACCTGCATCAAGGCCCGTCGCCCGGTGGCCCGTAACCATGACGAGTGGCACCACGACAGCCGCTTTTTCAGCGAGATTTTGGGAACGTTCCGACGGTACTAAGAGAATACAGGAGTTAGGAGACAGAATCATCGCCGCCGGCTTCGCCGTCGCGTTTTCTTCCTCCTTCCTCCTTCCTCCTTCCTCCTGACTCCCTTCTCCCCATGCCCCTGACCTTCAACCTTACCGGCGACAAGCAACTGCAGGCGCTCTTCGAGACGCTGCCCAAGGCCGCGCAGGAGCGCGTGCTGACGCCGCTGATGCGGAAGGCCGCGGCGCTGGTTGCCGAGACCACGCGCGCCGCCGCGCCCAGCGAGACTGGCCTACTTCGGCTCGCCCTGGGCGCCTCGGCGTTGCGGGAGTACGCCAGCGGATTCTTTGTCGCCGTGGGCGCCCGCCGCGGCTTCCGCCGCCTGGTGACGGCGGGGGCCAGGGGACAACTGAAGATCGCCCGCGGCAGCCGCCCAGACGCGGGCGAGGAGGATGCCCGCAACCCGACGCAGTATCTGCACCTGGTCACCGGCGGCCGCAAGGAATCCGTCGCCGGCGCTCGCCTCGGCGGCTACGGCGAAGGCACGGATATACTTGGCCACGGTTATAGGGGCCACTTCGCCATTCCTGTCGGTGCGCGGCGCCGCGCCTCCAGTACCATCCTCGCGAACATCACCAGCGGCCGGTTCTTTGGCAAGAAGGCGGCGGCCGTGCCGCCGGACGACTTCATCGATCGCGCCTTCGCCGAGGCGGCCCCGCAAGTCGAGGCCATGCTCGCGGAGCAGGCCGGACCGCTGATCGAAGCCGAGGCCGCTAAGCTGAATTCCAACTGATTCCCCTACCGAAAGGATAGCAAAATGCCCACTCCCGTTTCCCGCATGTTCAACGGCAGCGTTTTGAACTTCAACGCCTCCGCTGTCACCCAGGTCGTCGGCATCGCCGTCAGCGAAGGCGGCACGTGGGTCGACGTCACTCAGCCCGAGGACGCCAACAAGCTCTTCGAGATCAGCACCCAGCCCGACTTCGCCTGCAAGGTGAAGTTCAAAGGCGGCTGCGCCATGACGCAAGGCCAGAAGGGCGCGCTGTCGATTACCTGGAAGAACGGCCTGACCACCACCTGCCCCGGAACCTGGCAGGTCGGCCCGATCAACAACTCTGGCGATTGGGATGCTCCCATCACCGGCGACGTCGAACTGCGGCCCACCGTGCCCGACGCGGAGTGATGCCGTCCCGGACGCTTGCGGTTTAACGATGCCCACCAACCGACCTCCAACTGCGAGTAATTCATGGCCCTACGTGACGACATCCGTTCTTTCATCCAGTCGGCCCCCAAGGCCGTTCTCCTCGTCCCCACGCCGGAGCTGCCGCAGTGGGACGGCCAGATCTACGTCGGCCGGGTAAACCTCCGCCAGATCGCCAGCCTCTGGCAAAAGGCCGATGGCGAGGAGGCCACCGATGAGCGCGCGGCCTTCGTCGTGGCGGCCGCCTGCGACTCCGCCGGCAGCCGCATCTTCCAGCCGGAAGACATTCTGTGGCTCTCGACCTGCGAGCAGCTCACCCCGATGGTCGAACGGCTCTATTGGGCCGCCCGCGAGCAAAACGGCCTCACGGAGGCTAACCGCACGCTCTGGCGAAAAAACTCGCCGGGCACGGCAGGCGCTGGTTCGCCTTCCTGCTGTGCCGCACTTGCCCAACCGGGTACGGACTCGACGTCGACCGCCTGCTGAGCGAAACGCCGCCTGCCCTCTTCGAGGAGTGGCGGGAACTGTACGCCTTGGAGCCCTGGGCCGAGGAGCGCAGCGATTTCGCCACCGGCACGCAGATCATGCACGCCGACGCGGCCGCTGGTCTGCCGCCAAAAGAGCCCGTCGAATACATGCACTACCTCCGTCGCAACCGCCAGCCCAAGTTGCAAACGCAAGAGCAGATGCAGGCCACCTGGGACGCGATCTGCGAAGTCCGCCGGCGGCAGGAAGAGGAAAGAACGAAGAATCCGTGTTGAATCCGTGTTCATCCGTGGCTAAGTCCCGATCATGGGCGACAGCGTAGCCGGCAAAATCCGCATCGACCTCTTGGCCAACGCCGCTGGCGCGACCGCCGGCTTTGCGCAGGCCGGCGACGCCGCGGAGAAGATGGAGAAGCGTTTCAACCGCTCCTTCGACTCCGTCAAGCAGGCCGAGGCCCGCGCGCTGCAGGAACACGACAACTGGGTCCGTGCCATGCGTGGCGGGGCAGGTCCCCTGGCCAATATCGACGGCATGCTCGGCGGCAACAAGGGCAGCAGCGCCGCATGGAAGGAACAGATCGGCGACGACCTCAAGTCGCCCTGGGGCAAGACGGCGCAGACCCGCCTCAGCCGCGACGCCGCCGAGATGGCGGCCAAGATCGGCGAAGGCGGCACCAAGGTTGCCGATTCGCTCCGCGTTGCCATGGGCCAACTCAGTGGCGTCGGCGGACCGCTGGGCCAGGCTGGCGGACTGTTGGGTCGTGGGCTGTCGATGATCGGCGGCGGACCCGGCGCCCTCGCCCTGGCAGGCGTGGGCGCCGTATCCGCTTATGCAAGCCACCGCTACGACGAGGGCATGGACGTCATCGCCGAGCGCCGCCAGCACGCCGTCGAGATCGGCCGCCAGTCGCGCGAACTGGGGCAGAGCGTCGAGGACACCGGACGGCTGAATGACGTTGGCATCGACGCCGGCGCCGCCTCCAAGCTGCAGCGATCGATGATCGACAATCCGGATGCCTTCAAGTCGATGGGGCTGGATGCCACCAAGCTGGCCAGCGAGCCCTTGAAACAGGCCATGATCGAGGTGAGCGACGCGCTCGGCAAGACGGTCAGTCCCGCCGAGCGCGCCAAGGAGGCCGTGGACCTCTTCGGCAAGGCCGGCGTCGAGCTGCTGCCGGCGCTAGATCACCTCAAGGACAAAATGGCCCACGTCTTCGAGCTGGACCCGGCCACGATCGAGAAGACGGCCGCGGCGGAGAAGCGCGCCAAGGAAGACGCGGCGATAAAGCAGGTCGGCGACGCCGGCAGCGCCAACTTCGCCAGCGGTGCCAAGGGCATCGGCAGCATGCTCACCTTTGGCATGTTCGACCGCGATACGGGCGTCTTCGGCGCCAAGCGGACTTCGTTGCGCCGTGCTGAGGGCATGGGGCAGGGCGGCAAGCTGGCCGAATACTACCGGCAACTCGAAGAGGACGAGCGTCTTGCCCCCGAGCGCGAACAGCAGCGGATCCAAGCCGAGGCTGAAGCCGCCAAACGCGATCGCCAGCGCACGGCGCTGAAGAGCGTCGCGGAACAAACCCAATCGGTTCACGACGAAGCCCTGGGGCCAAAGGCCGCGGCCGCGGCCCGCATGCGCCGCGATCTGCAAAAGGCCGGCGTGGGCGATATGGAGATCGAAGAGGCCCTCTGGGCCCGCAGCCAGGCCGAGAAGGCCGCCACCGCCTACCGCGAGCGCCATGAGGCGCAGGAGAAGGTCAAGGCGCTGGTGCGGCAAGACCCCATGAAGGCCTACCAAGAAGAAGAGAAGAAGCTCGACCGCGATCTGGCCGGCGGCCGGCTGGACAAGAACCAGGAAGGCCTCGTCCACAAGCAGAACTACAAGAATCTGCTCTCCGGGCTGGGCATCCACGACGTGGTGCTGGACTTCGCCGAGGAGTATGCCCATTTCGTGGCGGCCCGCGGCGAGTTGTCCGCCAACGTCGCCCGTCGCACGGCCACGCAACTAGCCGACAAGTCGCTGACGGCCCTGGACGAGGCCTTCGACGATGCCGTCGAGCGCTATCAGAAACATAACACGCAGCTCGACGCCTCCGCTGCCCGCGGCGATCTCGATCCCGAGCAGCTTCGCCGTCGCCGCGAAGCGGAGACCCGCGGCGAGCTGTCCGCCCTGGGCGTGAAGCGTCCGGAGGACGATTTTGAACAGCAGATGCGGCTCATCAAGAAAGCCTTCGATAGCGGAGACATTACCGGCGGCGAGGCGCGGCTCCGCGAACGGCAATTGCGCCGCCAGGCCGTTTCCGAGCGTGCCGGCGAGGTCGAAACGGTCTCGCCGATCGCCGCCATGGCCGCCGGCAGCCGCGAGGCCTACAGCATGCAGGTCCAGGCGCAGTTGAACGATCCGAAGCTCCAGGCGGCCATCGCCACCAACGCCAAGCTGGATGCGATCGAGAAGCGGCTCGCCGAGCAAGCCGCCAAGGCCAAGCAGCCCATCGTCGCCGCGGCTGCTCCGGACTTTTAGCCACGGATGAACACGGATACGACATGATCCTCTGGGTACGACCACAAAACGGCGTCAAAATGACCATCGGTCCCGATGGCCAGCGCGAGTATGAAGGCGCGTTCACCGTCCGCTCGAACGTGCCCAACGAGCAGAAGGTGAACATCCTGCTCTGCGGCATGCTGCCGGTCTACGGCTACTCGCCCTACCCGGACGATTATGCGGCCATCTGCAATTACATCCATCCGGAGCAGAACAAGACCTCGCCGCACCACTGGGAGGTGCAGGTCCGCTGGTCGACGCATCAGATCGGCAATCCCCAAGATCGTCAAAAACCGCCCGACCAGCGGCGGCCGGTGTGGAGCTACAAGTTCTCGCCGCTGCAAAAGTATTTTCCCGCCGATTACGACGGGCTGGCCTACAAGGATTCCGCCGGCACGCCCTTCGATCCGCCGCCGGCCCGGGCGATCTGGATGGACGAAATCACCATCGAGCGCTACGAGACCAGTCTCAATCGTCAGCAGGACCGCAGCTACCTCAACGCCAGCAACACGGATGCCTGGCAGGGCGCGGACCCGGGCGAGGCGCTGATCCAGAACATCGCCACCGCGGAGCTGTTCGAGCAGGGCGCGTATTGGTTCAAGCGGACCTTTACCGTGCTGGTGTGTCCGCGGGTGACGGTAGACGGTAGCTTCGCCCCCATCGCCGGCGCTGGCGGCCAGCCGTTTGTGGGCGCGTTCGATTACGATTGCGTCATCGATGCCGGCCCGCGGCAACTGGACGCCAACGGCGCCCCGCAGCCGATCGTCGGAGCCGCCGGCGTCGTCGACGGCCGCGGCCAGCGCCTCGATGGCAGGGGCCACGTGCTCACGCCGGCCACGGCCAATAACGTGTACCTGCGATTCCGCAACACGCAGCGGGCGGCCTTCGCGCCGCTGAAGCTGGTACCGCCGTATTAACCGCGTCGCCGGCGACGCGGCGATCTTGAAAACAATCTCCAGCCCAAGGCCCAATCCCATGTCCAACCCCACCCTGCCGAATCCGACTCCCATCACCACCGCCTCCTGCGCCACCTTCTGGAGCAGCTCGCTGACCCTTTCGACGCCGCTGCTGTCCGCGACGCTGCGGCCCTGCGACGGCCAGCACGTTTTGGGCAATCGCTCGCTGGCCAAGCGTGTGGTGGCCGACACCACGAAGGATGCCGCCGCGGCCGCCGTCGTGGCGGCCGTCGCCGCGCAGATGCAGCGGCTTTCCGGCAAGACGGCGCCGGTGAGCCTGGTGACCGTGTCCGAATGCGATCCGCTGGCCCCGGTCTCGGTGCTGGCACTGTTCGCCGACAAGACGCAGTACAAGATTCCCGACCTCTTCGCGCTGGTCGGCAGCGATCCGCTGGTCGCCGCGGCGTATGCCCAGGTGATCGCATATCTGGCCACCAAATAGCTCCTGCAACGAGGATTCATCATGCTGCTCTACTGGAAAAACGCCGCGACCGATGGGGCGTGGGAAAACACCGCCAACTGGTTCGAGGACGCCGCCGCGACCGTCAACCACGGCGCGCTACCGGCCGAGGGCGACTCCTGCACGCTGGCCACGGGAGAAAGCGGCGACCTGTTCCTCGGAACGGTGACAGTCAACCTCGGCAGCGGAGCCTGCGATATCTTCGGTTTACACATCAACTACGCCACGATCAGCGGCGGCACGTTCAGCGGCATTGGCATCGACAACGGCGGCGGCACGATCAGCGGTGGCACCTTCACCGGCGCTGACTTCACCAACTCCGGCACGATCAGCGGCGGAATTTTCACCGGCGCTGACTTCACCAACTCCGGCACGATCAGCGGCGGAATTTTCACCGGCGCTGACTTCGCCAACTACGGCACGATCAGCGGCGGAATTTTCACCGGCGCTGACTTCGCCAACTGGGGCACGATCAGCGGCGGTTTTTGGCTTCAGAGCGGCGTGCTGTGGATCGATGGCGTCGAGATCACCGGCTCCGGTGACGTCGACCCCGGCTTTCCCAATACGCTCGGCGGCGGCGTCGATCCGTCCACGATCGCGTTGCCGGCGGCGGACCTGGTGAGCACCGCGGCCGGCGCGTTCGGCTACCCCGGCCATAGCCTCACGCCGACCTTGGACCTCACGAATCTCGCCGCCGGCAACGTTCGCAGCGGCGTCACGATCGCCGCGGTCGTGGGCACCTATGCCGGCGTCGATCCGTCCACGATCGCGTTGCCGGCGGCGGACCTGGTGAGCACCGCGGCCGGCGCGTTCGGCTACCCCGGCAACGAGGTCGAGCCCACGCTGAATCTCGCGAACCTGCTGGCCGGCAACGTCAGGATGGCCGTCACCATCGGCGGCATCACCGGCACCTGGGCGCCGGGCGTGCCCGCGGCGACCGACGTCCGTTCGGGCGTCGACACGGGCGACGGCATCTTGGGTTCCTGCGTGGTACCCGCGGCGGGCGACGTGCGACAGGGGACCGGCGTCGACGCCACCACCGGCACACTGGCGGTCCCCGCGCCCAACCAGGTCCTCTACGGCGTCCCCACTGACAGCGCGGTCGGCTCGCTCGGCCTGGCCGCCCTGGCATCGCTGTTGCCGATCGACCCCACCACGGGCAGCATCACCCTGGTGATCGGCGACGACTACAAGGCCGCCGATGGCCGCGCGCTGGACTTTGTGGACCCGGGCACCTGGCCGGCCGCGATCGCCAGCGGGCGCCTCACCATCCGCCAGAGCGGCGACGACGCGGCCCCCCAGCTCGATCTGACCACCGGCGCGATCGTCGCCGGCAGCAGCCCGCAAATCATGCGTTTCCAGCCCACGCACACCCAGACGGCCACCATGGCCCGCAGCGCTTCGACAGGCGACCAGAGCTACGCCCTGACGCTGACCACCTCCGGCGGCGACACGGTGACGCCCATCCCGCAAGGGACGGCCACCATCCTCGCGCCGCTGGCCGAGTAACCCCGCAAGGATCAGCCACAGAGGGCACAGAGGCCACAGAGTTTTTTGAGATTCGAGATTTCAAATCTTTCCCTCATTCGCCTGCCGCTTGCGGCAGGCCATCCCCATGCCCGCCATTACCGACCTCAATGTCCTCACTACGGTCGTCGCGGCCGATCTGCTGCTGATCGTTGACGTCGGCGACGACAGCATGGCGGCCAGCGGCACTGACAAGCAGATCACGGTGGCGGACCTGCTGGCCGGCTGCGTACCCTACAGCGGTGCGACCGGCGACGTCAACATCGGGCCCAATGCGTTCACCGCCGGCGCGGGGATCAGCTCGCTGGCCACGTCGTGCCTGGGCGGCACGGTGTATGTCGACCCCACGCAGATTTTCGCCGATGACGGCAGCGGGGCCCCATTGCAAGTCAACGGGAGCGTCTCCGTGCAAAGTTACGGCACGCTGTACTTCCAAGACCCACTTCTGGGAGGTTACTGTGCGCTCTGTGCCGACTCCGGCGGATCGGGCAACCTCATCATCAATACCGAGAACGAGCTGTATGTCGATTGCCAGCTGGAGGTCAATGGCGACCTGATCGTTGATGGGCAACTGAACATCAATAATCTCAATGTGGCCAACGATCTGAATTGTTTCACATTGCAAACGGTCGAGAACAATTCTGCCTACTTCACCGCCGCGGCGCTACCCGCACCAGACTTCACGCTGACCAAAAACGGCACGGGATCGACCGCTTACCACTACGTCGTCGTGCCCGTCGATGACAGGGGAAACTCCGGAACTCCAAGCTCGTATCGCTCGATCAGCAATGCGGCGACTTTGTCGGACAGCAACAGCAACACGATCACAATCAGCAATCCGTGGCTTGGATACTCGGCATTCGCCTTTTACGTCGTCTATCGCGTGCGGGGCGGCGCGACGCAAGGCGCGATTGGCGCCATTGTGGAGTATGCCGGTACCTGGACGCTAACCGACAACGGCCTGGTCGGCGACGGTACGTCAGTGCCAGCGAGTACCGAGGGTGTGGTGACCTGCAATCGTGCAGTGCTCACGGCGCAATCGACACCACCGGCGGCCGTCGCTGGCGGCCTCTATTTCAGCGGCACGCATTTCTACGGCTGCCTTAACGGCAGCACGTGGACGCAAATCATTTAACCGCGAGGAGCCCCTCATGACCACGTCCAACCCGTTTATCCCGCCAACGCCCGTCACGCCGCCCGCGCCCACGCAGGCGCAGTTGTTGCAGGCGGCCGCCGGCCGCATGACCGCCGATGGCCAGCAGCTCTTGCGGCAGATGGTGGCCGTGGTCCAGCGCAACTGGAACGCCGTGTGGGCCAATCCGGCCTTCACCGCCGCGCAGTTCTGGGCGCAGGTCGGTCCCGACGGCGCGGCCATCATGCAGTCGGCGGCCACACTCACGGCCGCCATCAACGCCATCGCCCCGGGCCTGCTGCCGACCCAGTATTTCAGCGCCGCCCAACCCTACACCACCGGCAACGACGGCACGGTGACCCTGACGCCGGCGGCGGAATAACGAACAAAAGGATCAGCCACCGAGGGCACAGAGGCCACAGAGAAAGTTCAAAAGCCTTTCCTTCCCCCGCTCTCTCGGTATTCTCGGCGGCTTTCTTCCCATGGCCGATTACGTCCTGCACTCAAAATCGCAAGGGGCCCGCATTGCCGCCACGGTCCGCGCCGAGGAGGCGCGCCGCCAGGGGGCCAGCCAGGCCATCCAGCGGCAAGGCGTCCCGCAGCGTTTGGACGGCGTCCGCTGGCGGAACGATACGGGCGTCGACGTGCCGGCATTTGCCCTCCTGGAGATCGTGGGCAAGTACGACGATCAGTTCGGCCTTTACTACACCTGCCAAAAACCTTCGCACAGCGACCGCGGCGAGCCGGTCATCAACTCGGCCCTGGCGGTACCGGGCAGCAGCAATCCCCCCGTTCCCGGCTATTCGAGCTGGGGCATGTGCTTTCCGTCTTCTGACGTGCCGCGGACCGTGCTGGCGACGACCTCCGGTCCCGGCGGTTATCTCGGGCCGGTTGCCGGCAGCTTTTCTTGTTCCGATGAGTCGCAAGTGCCCGTGCTTCGCATCCAGAGCGGCAGCAGCACGCCAGGCTGCATCCTGGCCGTGCTGGACATGAACGTCCGCCACGTGGTGAACTTCACTGCCGCGGCCTCGGCGGATCTCTCCACGCCGGCGACCTGCAAAAACCCGACCGGCGCCGGTCCGGACCTGAACGTCTACGGGTCGAGCCCGGGAATGCTCATCCTGCCGGCCATCTCCGGCGATTCGACTCGCAGCGGCATGTGGCGCTTGCCGGCCACCGCCGGCCTGATCCGCTACAACCCGGCCAGCACCTTCGATTCGGGCTGCTGCTGGGAGATCGTCGAGGTCTTTGCCGACGTCTATTACGGCGTCGTCCAGCCCGGCTTCGCCAATTTTGGCGCGGGGTCCTATTTCACGCGGGCGACGACGGTCCCCGTCAAGCGATGTGACGTCTATGGCAATTCGGCCGGCGACACCATCACGGTGAACGTGGTCGTGCCCGGGGGCCGCGCCCCGGCGCTCTTTCCCGGCGACATCATTGCCTTCAGCGGCAGCGATAGCGGGGCGGGCGGCGGCACGGCCGGCGTGGCCGTCTGCGTGAGCGATTGCAGCGATGCGCCCTACGGCACGATCGCCATGTGGGCGGGCATCGAATCGATCAGCGACGGTTACAATCCTTCGCCGCCGCAGGGCTGGAGCGTGCTGAGCGTCGCCGAAGGGCGTTTTCCTCTGGGCACTGCCGGCCTGGGCATCAGCCAGACGGGCGGTTCGCCGGACCATCGCCATGCGATTGACGGCAGCACGCTGGCCACGCAGGCCGCGGCCACCGCCGCCGGCAGTCTCGGCACGGAGGGCGCGGCGGCCTTCACGGCCCTGGCCGATCCGGCCACCGCCATGCAGACCCTGGGCACGGAACTGCTTGCCGGCGACGGCGGGGAGACGCCCGTGCTGCCGCCCTGGTTCTCGGTGTGCTTCATCCAGCGGACGTCGTGATGTCTCTTCTCCATCATCTTCGCCGACTGCTCGCGCCGCGCTCGCACGGCGCGGTCCGCAGCAACCGCTGGCGGACCGTCGAGCGTCACCACTTGGCCGCCCATCCCGAATGCGCGGCCTGTGGACGCAAGGGGCACAACCAGGTGCATCACCAAAAACCTTTCCACGAGCGGCCGGACTTGGAGTTGGACGAAAAAAATCTCCTCACGCTTTGTCCGGTGCATCACCTGGTGTTCGGCCACGCCGATTCCTGGCGGGCGATCAATCCGCACGTCGTGGAGGACTCGGCCACGCACCAGCTGCGGGTGGAACGGCGCGGAAAGTAGCAGGCACACGCCGTGTGCCGTCCGCCGCGTGTCGCCAAAATTGGCGACATTCAACGCAACGGCCGCGGCCGCGGCGGGGGCGTTTTGGAACCGCGGCCGTCGGCCAGGTCCGCGGCAATCGCGGCGTCGAAGGCGGGGTCGGCGGCGGGGGCCAATTTGGAATTTGCAGGCGGCTGGCGACGGAACGTCGCAATTGTCGTGGGCTCCTCTTCCCCCTGCTGATCGAGCCGCTCGATCTGTTCAGCGTGGAATCGCTTGGCAAGTTCCAGCAATTCCGTCTGCGTCCGCGCCACCTTGGCGACGTTGTCGCACGTTTCCCAGAGTTTGGCGAAGATGATCCAACTCACGAGAACGGCGATTACCCCTAACACGCCGCCCGACATATAGGCGCCGACGAGGGTAATGAGGCAGAGCAGCGCGACGATCACGATCACTGGAGCACTTCCCCTTCCAAATTTCTGGCCGCCGCTGGTCGCATCGTCCCCTGGCAGCGCCGGCAATGTCCGGCGGCGTCGGGCTCATCCAGCGGGCCGCCGCAGCACGGGCACTTGGCCGGCTCGGCCAGTTCCACAAACGCGAGCAGGAGCGGGCTGAAAACGATCAGCAGGAGCAGCACGCCGACGGCGGTGATCAGGATGCCCATGCCCTCATCATAGCTGCCTGGGCAACCCCCTTCAACTGTCAGCGGCCATTCTGAGCGATTTTAGGGCCCTTGGCGTGTCTTGACGGTGGCTTCTCAGTCCAACGACAGGGGTTCGATTCTTCGGCGCGGCTCAGGCCGCCCAGGCCGAGGCCGCCGAGGACAAGGACCACGATTCCCGGCTCGCAGTGCCCGAGCATCAGCGCGAACAGGCCGGCCAGCATCAGCAGCGCGGCCAGGATCCAGAACAGCGTGCGACAAGTCGGATTCATCGGGGGTCCCTCCCGTCGCAAGCGACGAGGTTAAGCGTACTACGCATCTTAGCTAGATTGCCACTGCCATGGTATCGACAGGGCAGGGGGCCGGCCGTCAGGGCCGGGACGCCCGGAATCGGTTGCGCCAGCGGCCCGCTGGTGCGATTCTGCCGGTCCGGCTGACACGCGGGCCGTCCGATTCGACCAAGCGTCCAGCACGCGCGTAGGTGGCTTCCTTAGGGGAACCCCCCAAAAGGCTCGGACTGTCGATCCGAAGGTTGAGGGTTCGATCCCCTTCGTCCTCGCTTGGTAACTCCTATAGGGGGTGGACTAAAAAAGGGCTGCGATGGCCCGACTCGTCCACCTCGGGCAAAGACGGCCGCGGCCCGGGCGCTCTCCAGAACCCGGACCGCGGCCACAAACCTTCGACTGAGCGTCAGAATAACCCGGCCGGCGGCCCGCCGCAAGTACAGGGGCCGGGGGCAGGAGCCCGGACCCGGAGCAAGGAGGGAAAAGCAGCGCCATGAAAACGCTTGCCGCACTCGCCGTGATCCTCTCGGCCGCCACGCCGGCGCTCGCGCAGAATCCCGCTATGGGGGCTGGAAGTGCGGCCGCGTATCACGTTGCCGCCCAGGCCCAGGCCGTGCCGGAAGCGACCGATCCGAAACGCCTAGCCCCCCAGTCGCACGAACTGGCGGCCGGACAGTTCGGCTATCTCTATGGCGGCTTCCGGATCGAAGAGATCATCGACCCCAAGACGGCAATCGTCTCCTTCCCGGGAATTTACCGTGGCCCCTATCAAACCGAACGGGTCACGGCGCTCGTATCGGGGTTCGACACCACGGGAAAAGCGGACGGAAGCGGAGTGGATGACAAGATTTTTTTCGTCGTGTCCGGAACGACGAAACGCGCCTACCGCACCCTCTTCCAACTCGTCGTCAGCGTTCCCACGCCCGAACAACTAAAAGCGATGGTGCCAAAGGCGCAACTCCGCCACGAGGCGAGCGAAAGAAGAAGAGCGGAAGAGGAGGCCAAGAAGAACGCCGAGAAGCAAGCGCGCCTTGCCGATAAGGAAGGCCTCGCCGCCAGCAAGCTGCGGATGGCGAAGTCCCTCCTGGAATCCAATCCGGAAAAGGCCCGCACGCGACTCGCGGAAATCGTCGCAAGTTACCCCGGAACCGCGGCCGCCAAACAGGCCGGCGAACTTTTGAAAGCGCCCGCCGATCAATAGCTGAAACACCGAAAACGCCGCGAAAATGAGCCCCCCGAAGGCTCACTGGGGCCGCCAGAGAGTTTGATGAGTTCGCGAAACTCATTACACGATTGACAACTCTGGCGGCCCTTCGCTTTTCTTGGCGAGGGAAAAATTCTTTGCGACCCCGCTTGACTTTTCTGGGGCACTCGATCTATGATGTGGGCGTCAATCGTGTAAGAGAGTTTCGCGACCTCTCACAGCCACTCTAAGAGCTTCTTCGCTCTGGGTACGGCCGCGGCTGGTCGGGAAACCGATTTGGTGCCGGCGCTACCGCGAAACGGCGTTACACCGGCCTAACCCCAGAGCCTCGCAGTCTCCGGACGCCCGCCTATCCGCACGGATCAGCCGCCGGCGGGCGTCCGGACCTGCCTTTCATGGAAGGAGTTTTCCATGTCTTCTTCGCGCGCCCATGCTCGGGCATGTTCTCCGCTCCCCTGGCCGACCGCGCAAACACGCAACACGCCAAATGACGCACCGATCCAAGGGTCAGTACATCACCGCGCATCGAGCCGCCGACTCCGCGACAGCAGAGCCGACCGCAGGCCGCGAGGGCGCGGCCTCGCACGGTGTCGAGTGGGCGTGTCGCGTGTTGTGTGGAAGGGAGCGGGGATATGAAAAAAGGAGTCAGGAATCAGGAGTCAGGAGGTAGCAGGGGGAAAGCCGCGGTTACCGCCAAAATCTATGCCTGGCCGCCGAAACGCCTCTTGATGGTGGACACGATGGACGGCTTTCCCAACGCGCCGTTCAGCACGTTTTCTTATCTCCGCGGCAGCAGCCCGGACCCGGAGCGATTCAACGCGCCGAGCTTCCCGGAGCGGGAAATTTTCGCCGAGGCGCAGGCCGACCTCGACCGCTGGGCGCGCAACAAGGGCCTGGTGATTGAGGAGGAACATCGCGTCTGCCGGGTGTGCGGCTGCCGCGACGATCGCGCCTGCCGCGACGCGACTACGGAAGAGCCCTGCTACTGGGTCGCGGCGGACCTGTGCAGCGCGTGCGTGGGGAAGGAGTCCACGAAAGAGAATAAAAATGCAGAACATCAAGCCTAAAACGCTCCGGTTGATACGAGAATTCGCCGGGCGGGACGCCGATTTTACGACGGGCTTTCGCGGCGAACTGGCGGCGTGGGTGCGAGCGATGTGGCGACTCTACGGACACCAGTTCGTCCGGGAGTACACGGTGCGCTGGGCAGAGCGGAGGTTCGCACAGCGATGAAAACGCCGAACCAACAGCAGTATGCCGAGCGCATCGCCGCCGCGGCAGAGCAATACGCCCGCGCGGCCGAGGAACTGGCGGCCGTGCTGCGCAATTTCCAGGCCGGACCACGCGCCGTGGCCGAGGCGCAGGACGCCTTGGAGACTGCCAGAATCGCCTGGGACTGGGATGCCCACGCGGCCGGCCTGGACCTGCTGGCCGCCGCCGATCGGCAGGGAACACGGGCAGAGCCAGTGGCACACGGCACAGAACCCACCAGCAGCCGGTTCGGCGGCGGCAACTTCAGCAGTCGGCCGAGGGAGTCGGCGCCGAAAAATATAGGTCCTATGAGTCCTATGGGACCTATGACCGCGGAAATGGCGCTCCGCAGCGCGATGCGGCACGCGATCGGGATTTTTCACGAGTACCGCCGGCACTTCAACGGCTTTCCGACGCACTTCTTCGCGGCCGTGGATGAGATCGACCAGGCTTTGACCGATCGTGGCACCGTGCCCGCGAACCTGACGTCGCTGCTGGCGCGCCGTCGGGAACAACTTGCGCCCGACGGGTACGAGCTTCCGGACGAATGGCGAGCGGCGCTGCGGAAACTCGACGGCGCAGGCCGCGCGCTATCGGCGCTGATCGTGGCCCGCGCGGAGAAAGGAGATGGGATGTGAAAATCAGCAACGAACGGGCGGTCGAGATCGAGCAATTCTGGCATCGATACCCGGCCGGACATTTTTCCTACCGCGCCCTATGCGGCGAACTGCTCGAAGACCGCCGCGAGTTGTTGGCGGAGATCGAATTCCTCCGCACGCTGCCGGTGGTGTGCCGCTGCACGGTGGCCAGCCTCCGCAACGAGCCGGGGCGGACGGCCGCCGACGGCTACGGCCACTTCTGCTGCGCCGTGCAGCAGGCCATTATCGAGCACGCCCGGCCGGGCGATGACCTGCCGCGGCGGGCGGAGTTCCTTGTCAGCCTGGCGGCCGCCATGCTCTGTGGTCCGGCCGGCCTGGACGGTGCTGCAGCGGAAAATGCCGGCGAATGCGGATTCCAGGAACTCGTGCGGCGCGTACACTCCCTGGCACAGAGGGCACCGAGAAAGGAGGTAGCCACCGATGAACACGGATAGACACGGATCGAAACTACGCGATGCGGCGCACCGCCTGGTGGCCGGGAAGGATCTCGAAATACCCGCGGCCTGGTCGTGGCGGGCGACGCTTCATCGCACCGTCCGGCAGTTGACCCTGGTCGACCAGGTGGGGTGCGAATATCTTAGCGTGTTGCCGCGCTTCCTTGGCGGCCAGAAGGTTTTCGCCCTGCTAGCCGCGGCGCCGCGGCTGCTGGCGGCCGCCAAGGCGGTCCAGGACCTGGGCTGGGCCCGCGGCCCCCGCGCGCAGGACGACGAGATGGAAGCGGCCCTGAAGCTGATCGACGCCGCCATCGACCAGGCGGAAGGGAAGAAAGCCACCGAGGGCACCGAGAGCACAGAGAAAGGAGGTGGAGCGTGAGCCAACAGCAGTCAGTCGAGCGGGCCGAGACGGCCCTGCGCGAGGCGATCCGGAAGTGTGCCGACGTTTTCGAGAACCCGAAAGAGCGGCGGAAACTGCGGGATCTCTCGCCGCGGTTTTGGGTCGCCCTTCTGGACCTTCGCGCGGCCGCGGGCGATCCGGGGCGGAAGCTTCACGAGGAACTCGGGAATCTCTTGACCGCGTACAAACACCTCGGGGCCCCAGGGGATTTCGGCTACGGGCACCCCACGGGCGACGCGCTGCAGCGGCTCTACGCGGCGCACAACGCCCTTTGCGCGGCGAACAGGGCGGCCCGAGAGACCACCGAAGCCACCGATAAAGGAGGTGCAGCGTGACGCCGAACCAGCAGCAATTCGCCGAGCGGATCGCCGCCGCGGCGGAACAGTACGCCCGCGCCGCCGAGGAACTGGCCGGCACGATCCGCAATCCCTGGCTGCACGAGCAGGCCATCAAGGAGGCCGAGGACGTTTTGCACTCGGCGCGGCAGTGCTACGAATGGGACGTGTAAGAGGGTAGGCGCGCCAGGGCCGAACAGCACGTCCCGACGATCCGTCCCGGCGAGCGGGCGAGGGAAAAATTGACCACCAAGACGCGAAGGCACTAGGGGCGCGAGCTTCGGACTACACATCCGAAGCTCTCGCCGGCCACCCGGCGGAGCGTGGTTTTTTGAGCACGTTTTGGAGTCCGAAACGGTGACAACGATCATAACGCCGCGCGAGTCGAAGCCCATTGCGGCGGTCCCACTTTTGGACGTGGAGTTTCACGGCGGGCGATTATTCTGGACTAAAGGCGGCCGGATCATGGTCAGGGACGCGATCGATTCATCACAGGCACAGGGCCGATCCGTCCGCTCCTGCAGCAGAGAGGTTTTGCACCATGAGCGAGAGCAAGTATCAGGCGTGGCAGGCGGAACAGCGGCGGATCAGGGCGAAAGAAGCGCCCGGACCGGACCCCGGCATGACGCGGCTGGGCGACGCCATCGCCGAGTTTTTCGTGGAACTCGACCAGCGCGGCGGCTCGCCGCGGACGCCGATCGACTACCGGCAGTCGGCCTGGTCGCTGCTGGAATTTTTGGGGATCAACGCGCCGCTGCGCGAACTGGGCGACGACGTGGGGCGGCGTTGGCTGCGCTGGCTGCGGGCGACGCCGCCGCGGCAGGCCAAGCCCTGGAGTATGCCCAAAACGTTTTCCCCGCAAAACGTATCGCGATTTCTGGCCGATCGCGCGGCGGGGCGGGGGACCGCGGCCGTCCGCCGCTGCGCCAAACGCAAGGAGGCCACCATCGGCCGCTTTTGGCGGCACGGTGCGCCGATCCTGCGTTTTTTGGGTCTGCCTACGGACCTCGATCCACAAGAACGGCCGCGGACCAAGCGGGGCTATTCGGTCGTCTGCACGCCCGCGGAGATCGCGGCCTGGTGGCAACGCTATCTGGAAGCGGGCAATGCACCCGTGCCGCGGCCCGGCGGCAAGGCCATCAAGCCTGCCACGGCCGGGCAGCGGCGGCGGGTGGTGCTGTTGCAAGGTTTTCTGCTCCTGACCGGCTTGCGGATCGGCGAGGCCCTGCGGGCCGACCTGGACGATCTGGAGGGTTCTTGGCTGTTGGTGGGGCGGACCAAAACCAATACGCCGCGGATCATCTATTGCTCGGCGCAGGCGCTGGGCGTGGCCGCGGCACTGCGCGGCCAAAAAACCTTCGGCTTCACCGGCGGCCGCCTCCTCGGCTGGCGGCACACCAGCTCGACCTGGAATCACCTCGTGGAGCGCTGCGGACCGGCCCCGGTCAGCAAACCGCAGCAGGAGATGCGAAAGCGCTTGGCGACCTGGTTGCGGTCCAAAAATCCCGACGCCGAGCGGGCGCAACTGGGGCACGGCGGCGGCGCCGATGTGGTCTTCAACAACTATTTGCCGACCTTGGAATTGCTGCCGGCGCTGTTGGAGCAATGGCAACTGCCGGAGGTGTCCGGTTGTGCATGGCCCGCGCCCCTGGCGGCGGAGACGGAGCGGCCGCTGCGGCTGCTGCGCGAGCTGTACGAGCTGGTGGACTATCGGCAGTAGCGGCAAGGCGGCAAGTATATCCGTACATTTTTTTCCTGTTTCATGCACCGTCGCGTCGCCAACGGCGCGGTTAACACGGAGGACTGCGACATGGGTTTGGTGCTCTCCAGACGAATGAACGAGACGATTCTTTTGATCGACGACCGCGGCTATGTGACGGAGGTAAAGGTCGTACACCTCGGCGGCGATCGCTGCCGGCTGCTGGTGAACGCGCCCCAGAGCATGGAGATTCTGCGCGGCGAGCTGTTGGCGAGGCGGGCACTGGCAGCGGCGGAACTTGCCGACGTGGCCGTGCTGGGCTCGTGATAGGAAAGGAATCGACAAGGATGCGCAAGGATCAAAACGAGCCCCGGCCGATGGAAGAGTTCTGGTTGGGCCTGGACGCCGACGCCCTGGCCGTGGAACGCTACCAGGCCGCCCTGCACCGCGAGCGCGTCGCCGCCATCAAGGATTTGGCGGCGATCTACGACGCCACCAAGACGGAAACGCGCGTGCTGCTGTGGTTTCTCGAACAGGGCGCGCATTGCGAATGGGTCGCCAACGACGTCGAGGCCATCGGCGGCGACGTGACGGTGTGCGGCGAAGGCGAACCGCTGACGGCGCACGCCGTCCGCGAGGCCGTGAAAAAATGGCTCCGCGACGGGGTACTTGTTCGCAGCCAGCCGCGGTGGGATAATTCGGGAAAGCGACTGCCGTCGCTGGTGCGGTTGACGCGGCGTACCATTCCCGCGGCCGCCCCCGGGGAAATACAGGCTACCATGCCGGCGGTTTCCCGCGCGACGGAAGCTGCTGAGGTGGCCGCAGAGACGGGCCGGCATATCCCTGCCGGCCCGTCTCGTTCCCTGGGCCCGACCGAGCCATCCCAAGCTCGTGAACATCACTTTAACGGGCAGCCCGATCCGCGCCACGATCAGGGCATTTCCACGTCTGGAGGGATACGTCAGCAGACTCCGGCATCTTCTGGGGGGATACGTCAGCAGACTATATCTACTGACGTATCCCCCCGGAGTCCGCTGACGTATGGTCCCTCGACCGGGGGAATACGTCAGCAGACTTCCCTATTGAGAGTGGGGAGGAGCCGCGCGAGGCTCTTGGAGCTAGCTCAAACTAGTTTGTATGTTAGTAGTAGTAATACTACAACAACTAACAGTACGGACCGTGCGTCGGAGGGGGATACGTCAGCGGCGGGGCTCGAAATGCGCGACGACGACGATCGCGACCGCGCCGCCACGGCCGGCGAGATCGAACGGCTGGCCCGCCAGGTGTCGTTACTGGCGTTCGAGCGGCCGCCGAGCGACAAGACGCTCGGGCAACTCCGCGGGTTGGCGGCTGCGGCGCTGTTGCTGCTCGACGTCGCCTGGCTGTTGCGCGCCGCGCACGATGCAAAAGTCGGACTGGACGGCACCCGTGCGCACGGCAAGCCGAGCACGCGACCGCTAGAGTACCTGATCGGTACGGCGCGCAACCAGGTGTCGCCGTGGTGCGGCGTCGAGGACGACGACGACAAGGAGCGCGCGCAGCGTTGGTGGAGCAAACTGCTGGCGCCGTTCCAACACCGCGCGGCGCAACTGTTCGCCGCGCTCCCCACTGCCCTGCCGGCAGCGATTCCGCGCGAAGTGAGAAAAACCCCGGAAACCGCGGCCAATCCGCAGCAGGGGAGACCCCTGACCCGTTTGGAAACGGCCATCGCGGCGCGCACCGATCGCGAGCGTTTCGATCTCTGGTTCGGCGGCGGCGAGACGGTGATGGAGCGCGCCGGCGATACGCTGCTGGTGTGCGCGCCGAATCGCTTTTTCCGCGACTGGCTGCGCGTTAACTTCCGTCCGCAACTGGCAGCGGCCTGCTTGGAAGTCTTCGGCACGGCGCTGACGATCGAATTCCGCATCGCCGGCGAGCTCGAACCGGCGGAGGCGGCACAGCCGCCGTAACGAAGGGTCCCGATCCGCTGCTTGTCGCAGCGGGCATGTCTGCCGGGGAGCCGCGGCGG